CACATGGTGCGCAAATTTCGTGATGTTGGCACTGATGCTGACGACTTGCGTGGGCGACGGGATGCTCGTGGGCCCCGTGACAACTGGGGTGGCGCTTGTAGTAAGGAAAAGTTCCAAGATTTCTGTGGTTTACTTGACTCTTTATGGGCAGACTTGGTGACCGTCACCAAAGACCACGGGTTGGATACCCAGCATGTCACACAAAGGCTCCGGCGTGACGGCGACGTTGTGCTCACCGCATACAGGTCGACTGATGCCAATTTGGTTATTATGATGGACACTCTCCACGCGTTTCTTAACAAGCAGGCCCTCCCCGAGGATCTCGAAGAGAGTAAAGCTTACCTTGCAGCAGTTAAGCGCATGTTGGCTAGTATGATAAGGGGCAAGGAGTCTCTTCCGCCTGAGTCGTTTTTTAAGCGCGAGCGTGGTCTCGTTAGGGAGGGGCCAGCTGCAAACCGTGTGATTCCCCTACCTGTTCTGCAACAGAGTAACATTCGTGTGGAGAACACGGATGGATCTACCACCGAAGGGTGGCATGTGCGCCACCTGCTCAATGGCAAACAGGAGTTTGGATATCTTTTTGTCCACCACACCCTCCGTGATGGGTGCTTTGTCACGCATAATGGGGGAAAAGCGGTCGCACCCCCTCTACCGGTCCCGCTTGCCAAAGGCGTTATAATCGTCCCTGATATTGTGTTTTTCGGTGCTACCACTATGGGGCTGGCACGGGGTGCCTACTTGGTTGTTAAGTCATACGATAAGAAGCTCGCTACATCCTTCGTAACCACATGGGATGGTAAGACTCGTGATCAGCTCGCCGTGACTGGGGTCACGGTCGACACTGCGTCCACTATCAACCATATTATGCACAATTGCAACACGACCAACGGTAGCTGCGGCAGTGCCCTCGTCCAAATGGGCTCCGCCCCCTTTTTGGTGTCTTTGCACACTCACACCAACGGGAGCCTTTCGCTGTGCCCCAATGGTGGGCCCGTGCTTGTGGGGTATGCTAAGGAGGGCGCTAAGGGTAAATATAACGCCGTCACCTTCCAGGCCGCCGTCAAGACTCTTATGCGAGACTCGCGCAATGTTGCGCATTGGGTCAACGTGCCCGCCGATAATGCACACGCTTATGTTGTTGCTCGAACGCACAATGGTATAACTTTGGCACGCAATAAGGCGGCGGTTTCTACGTTCTGCGGACGTGTGCCACCCTCGGTTCTTGTGGGGTATCCTGTCCCTACTGGTGCAGGGGCGCTTTTTAAGGCACCGTTGGCGCACATTGATGCCATTAAGAAACGGTGTGCCAAGCTCTTGGCTCCTCCTAATTTTGCGTTCCGCAGCGCTCCCGGCTTTCAGGACTCCCTGCGTGCCGTTTTGTCGTGGCTTAAGCCTATATGGTCCAACCTTAGGGCGCTTAGCAACGAGGAGGTTATCAACAA